GCACCTTCTCGAGGTAGCGGATGATGGCATGGTCGGAGACGGCAACGATCGGCTTCTTCATTTCGGGCGGCCCTTCCAGTTGAAGTCGATCCCGGCCCTGCGGCCCCATTGCTTGAGCGCCTCGATGACGGCGTCGATCTTTTCGTGGTCGCGCAGCATGTCGATATCGGCGGGCACGCTGCCCCAGGCCGCCTCGAACCGCGACCGGATGAAGGCGTTGAGGCCGTCGCGGCCGGGCCGTTCCAGCACGCCCTTCTCCGCCAGCTTGGCCCAGAGGACATGGATCAGGCGCAGGTCGGCACGGGGTGCGGCCTTTCGTGGTGTCGGTGACAGGGTGAAGCCCGCGGCCTTCAGCTTGTCGATGACCAGGCGCAAGTCGGCCTCGGTCATGTCACGCATCGAGGCCTTGCCGGTCGCCGCCAGTTGCAGGTCGCGGCGGGCCTCATCGTCCAGCCCGAGATCCTTGCAGGCGACGTGAATGGTCCGTTGAAGGCTTCTTGAAGCGGTCATTTCAATGCCTCAGTTGGAGGTCAAAAGCAGGGCGATGGCATAGCCGACCAGCAGCCAGCACGCGGCGCTGCCCAGGAGGATCACCAGCCAGGTCAGGAGGACGGGCCAGTTGATGCGTCGAAGGCCGCGCATCATCCTTCCCCTGGCGCGTCGTTGCCTGCGATCCCCGCGGCATCGGAATCGTCCTGCGCTTCGATCTCTTCGAGCGCCTGAACCACCTGGCGCAGCCAAGGCAGGACAGCCCGATGTTCGGCCGTGCCGTTGTGGCGCTCGATGATGGCGTCGATGAGATCGCCATGATCATCCTCGGCCGCTAGGGCTGCCAGAAAGACCATGATCTGTTCGGGGTCGTGGTTGGCCAGCGCATCGGCCAGTTCGTGGGCTCCGATCTGGATCAGCATGTCAGGACATCCCCAGCGCAGATTTGTACATGTCGAGGACGGCTTCTTCCTCGGCGACGTCTTCGGCATCCCGTTTGCGGAGTGCGATGACCTTGCGCAGGATCTTGGTGTCGTAGCCGCGGCCCTTGGCCTCGGCCATGACCTCCTTCATCTGGTCGGCGATGTCGCGACGCTCGGCTTCCAGATGCTCGAAGCGTTCAATGAACTGGCGGATTTCCTCGCCTGCAGCATCGCCTGCAGAGTTGTGATCCTTCGGAAACGTGGTGTCGGTCATGGTTTAAGCCCTCGCCAGATCGATGGTGATTGCCTGCCAGGGCGCGTCGAAACGTTCGCGCCGGTAGCAGCGAACATAGGTCTTGGAGCCCACGACCCGCATCGCGTCGCGGATCGCCTTCATGCCGCGCTGCCAGCGCTCGTCCTCGATCTCGAGGCGCAGCAGCATGAAGACTTCGGACCGATTGATCTGGCCGGCCTTGTCCGTGTTGAAGGCGCGGGTCACGATGGCGCGGATTTCGGCCCGTGCGTCCTGTGACCATTCATTCAGGCATTCGTCGACCAGTTCCTTGGCGATCTGCAGTTCGGGGCCAAAGTCGATGTGGTCGCTGACCTGCACCTGGACCTTGAACAGGCCGTCGACGGACATCAGCGTCTTGTTGCCCTTCTTGCCGCCAAGGGACGCGCCGTATTCCTGCGCCAGGAGCGCATCGAGCGCGCCGATATCGTCGAAGGTATGCTCCTTGAACCGGGCAACCTGGGCGGAAAGCTCGGTTGCGAAGCCAATGATCTTGCGAACCGTCTCGTCCTGCAGCTTGTCCTGCGGCTTGATGGTTTCGACCGGCTGGAAGCCGCCCCGGCCGTCGCCCATGTAGGCCTTGCCGTTGAGCATTGTGATTCCGTCAGGGACATTCCCGATGGGTCCGAATTCATCGGGGTTCGTTGCGATCGTCATGATGCCTCTCCATTGCGGTAGCGTTCGGGGTAGATGCGGACGTGCGGCGGCGGGATCGCGCCGGACAGGGCGATGACGGCCGCCATGGCCGCGATCTCGTCCATCGTGCAAAGCGTGGTGCCGCGCTCGCCCAGGAGGTCGACCTTGGCGACGCCAGAGGCGGCAAGGGCGAACATCTGGGCCTCGGTCCAGCGGGTGGGTGCCTTCATTTCTCGACCTCCCGGTTGATGGGGCAGGATTTGCAGGCGCGGTACATCATGACCCGCTGCATGTTGTGGGGCGCGAAGTCGCGCGCCTTCTTGCGCCAATCCTGGCACTCATGCGTCGGCAGGTTGCCCATGGCCGGGCATTCGACCGTGGCCGACATGAGGAGCCCGCGCACCCGCTCCTCGATCCCGGCCAGATCGCCGGGGTACTTGGCGCGCAGCACGGTCGAGATCAGCGAACCGGACCGGCCAAGCTTGGCCGCGACCTTGCTCTGGCTCGAGGCAGCACAGGCCTGGGCCAGGCTCAGGACCCAGTCGGGAAGCGCATCGCCCCAGGCTTCGCGCGCGGTTTCGACGGGGCCGGTCATGCTTCACCTCCGGCGCCAGTAAGCGGGTCGATGTCGTCAAGATCATCGAGAATGCTGTCGACCAACATCTCCTCGACGGCTGTCGACACGATCATCCGAGCCAAGCTGTTGGGATGCATCCCGCGCTTTGCTGCATACGGACCGAGAGCATCAAGGATGTCAGCCGGGAAGAGGACTGTCCTGCCCATTTGCTCAGCTGGTCGCAGTGCGCGGCGCTGCGAGCGCCCCGCAGAGTGTTCGAGCGCGGTGACGGTGTTTTCACCGATACCGATACGATCGGCGATTTCCTTTGTGGTGAGGCCCTGCCGACGCATTGAAATGACGGCATCAGTCCGCGAAGAGAAGCCGAGTGTGGGTTTCGCGCTCATGCCTCCACTCCCGGCAGGGCCACGAAGGCGGCGAGGTTGTCGTCGAACACGCCGGTGACCCTGCGTTCCCGCGGCGGGCGCGGCCCTGTGTTCTTGATCAGCCGGTAGACCGCCTCGCGCTTGCCCGGGACGGCCTTGCGGATCGACCGCAGATACCCTGCCCGCGACAGGAGGCGGCAATAGGCGGCCGCGTCGGCCACGGTCACGGCCGTCTCTTCGGTCGCGGCATGCACGGCGATATCCTGCGGCGAAAACGTGGGAAGGCCCCGCATGGCGGTCCACATGTTGCCCCGCAGCGTCTCGCGACGCGCGAAGGGTTGAACGACCGGCTTGCTGGTAGGCGCACCATGGTCGAAGGCATCGCGGTTGACGATCCGGTAGACCGAGCGTTGGCGGCCCTCGATATCGACTGGCGCGATGATGCCATTCGCCTCCAGCTTGCGCATGAAATCCTTGACCTGATCGTACCGAACACCCGCAGCCTCGGTCAGGGCCTTGCGCGTGAAGGTCTCCATCTTGAGTGCCTCGGCCCAGACCGGTTCCTGCCAGGACAAAAGGGTCAACCCCATTACCCAGCCCTCCGACCCAAGGCCACTTCGCCAAACCGGCGTATCTCCGGTGCGTCACCCGTGAAGAACTGCTGGCGTCCCCACGCATCGAGCCCGACCGACTTCATCCCCTTGATCGCCGCGAACTCGCGGATCCGTTCGAGGTTGACGACGATGCGCCGGATCGATCCGTGCGAGGCGGTGAGCAGCTTGGCCTGGAGGTCTGCCTCGACAGTGATCTCGCGCGCATAGAGGCGGGCAAGATGCCCCACGTCGGCGATGTCGCCAGGCTGCGCGGGCACCCAGTCAAGCATCCGCCCATGGACCCGCTCCCAGACGCGCAGCTTCTGCGGCAGAAGCTCCTCGCCGATCAGGATCACCGGCGCGCCCGAACCGTCATGGATGTCACGCACGATCTCGATCATCTTGCGCTTCACCAGATGGTCGGCCTCGTCGATCAGAAGGGGCACATTGGCGATCGCCAGCGCCTCGCAGATCTGGTCGAGCATTTCGGAGCCGGTCGACGCCGCGGGAACCCCCAGTTCCTTGAGGATCGCCTGGCAGAGCTTCTTGATGGTCCAGACCGATTTGACCTCGACCAGCACCGCCTGAAACTTGTTTGCGACATAGACGCCCGCCATCGACTTGCCGAAGCCCGAGGGGCCATAGAAGGTACCCATCCCCGGCAGACCATGCGGCCGGTTCTGGATGCGGTCGACCAAGGCGCGCAGGCGGACGACATTCGCCAGCGGGGCCACGGTGTTGTAGAGTTGGTTCTCGTCCGTCACGTCATTCTCCCATCAAGTTCACATCCGGGGCCTGTCCCGGGCAGAAAGGCGTCGTCATCCTGTCAGCAGGCCCTCCCCGAACTCGGCAACCATGTCGGTCCAGGTCCGGTACTCGGCGGTCGTGCGATATCCCTCGAGCCAGATCCGCTGATCCTTGGTCACCGCCTCGCCTGCCGCGAGCTTTGCCTCGAGGCTTCGTGCCCGCACGAAGTTGTCGCGGCCCATGTCATCGGCCTTGGGTGTCGCTTTGGCCCCGCGGCGCGCCGACAGGTCGGCCACGACGGCCGACTGGATCGCCGCCTCGTCAGGCCGCAGGGGCGCCGGTGCAGGCGTCTTTGCGGTATCGAACACGGGCCGGATGACGGTCGCCTCGGGCGGCGGGGACGCGACAGACGGCAAGGCCTTGATCGCGTCGGCGACATCGCCTACCGTGAGACGGCGATGGGCGGCCAGTTCGGCTCTCTGCGCGGCCTTCCAGGCCTTCATGTCGCGGGCGGTTGAGCGTGCATCATCGACGTCGAAGAAGCCCGACTTCTGCAGGCACGGCGCAAAGCCCAGATACTCGTCGGCAAGGCTGTAGATGTGCAGCCCGTCCCAGAGTGCGGCCCGGTCAAAGCGGGCGACGATGCGCTGGCCTGCGACCTCGTTCATCCAGTCGGCCCAATACCGGTTGCCCATGAAATTGACCTGACCGGTCTGGGCATTTGCCCGGATGCCTTCGGCCCCCATGAGCCAGAGGCGGCGCTGCTCGGCCGTGGCTTTCTTGATCGGCGCGCTGGCATAGCTTTCGTCGAAGACCTCGGCAAAGGATCGGCCATAGGCCACTTCGGACCGGCGATCCCCGCGGGTGTTGTGTAGCTCGATCTCCTCGCGCAGCACGGTAATGAAGTCGTCCAGCGGGATGGCCGCACTGCCGTAGTTCTCGGGCTTGGCATCGGGCCGGTTGCCCGTATAGGCACCCGCGAAGGCCGGATGCTTGGCCACCCGGTCGCACAGGTCCCGGAAGGCCCGCTCGATCGGCTTCGACTGGCCGGAATAGGGCGTGGCCCAGTGGATCTCGCAACCGAGGGCCACCAGGAGACCCGACATGTCGTCCGCCTTGACTTTGAAGCGGAACCGGGTGGGCACGCCGCCGGTGATGAGCTTGGCCGCAAACTCCCGACCGTTGTCGAGGAGCACGTGATCGGGAATGCCCCACTGTTCGATCATGTCACCGATGCACAGCTGCACGGCGTGGCTGTTGGGCGTGCGGTCGACGCGCCAGTTCAGCAAACGACCCGAGAAGATGTCCTGAAAGGCCACCATCTGGGGCCGCAGGATCTCTTCCTTTTCGCCGCCGGGGCTGGCCGGGAACCGCACGAAAACGTCGAACTTGTGAAAGTCGCCGTTGATCGCCTCGAGCGCGTGCATCGCGGTCTTGTCGCGCACCTGGGCAGGCCGCATGCGTTTCAGCGCATCGAACCCCTTGCGCGCCAGCACCATCACGGTGGGCGAGACGGACCTGTCGATCCAGCGGCGCACGGTATGAAGCGGCACGACGGGCAGACCCTCGCGCGTGGCGATGCGCACACAGCGGTCATAGACCGAGGTCAGCGACGGCTGCTCGAGGCGCAGGAAGTCGGCCTTGATCAGGTCGCCGAAGCGCGGATCGATCTCGCTGCGCCGCGACTGCCGCCGGGCGGCCCGGTGCCGGGGTGCAAGATAGGCCAGACGGTCATCGATGCGCACGCCCGTGATCATGTCGAGCCAGTTCCAGATCGTGCGGGGCGACACCTTGTCCATCTTGCCCGCATCGATCACCGCCAGATGCCGGGTCGATCCGCCCTGCTCGAGCATTTCCACCTTTTGGATCGTCATCAGGCGGGCCTGCGCCTCGTCCTTGACGTGCTTGGGCAGGCTATCGAACCATGTCCAGATTTCGGCACGCTCGGGCTTGGCGGGTGCCGCCGCGGGCGCGGTCTGGGCCTCGCGCACCTGGGCGATCAGAAGGGCCTGCGCGCGCGACGGGAACAGCGACCAGTGGTATTCCCAGCCGCCGCCACGGCCAGACCGGCGGCGCGCAAGCTTGGGATGACCAGACCAGTTGCCTTTGTCGACAACCATGGCGACGCCGCGCTTCGTGGTTGGCATGTCCGGCAAGGCCGCATCGGCGATTTCTGCCGGCGTCCACCATTCGCGTGAGGGGGCGAGGCCCGTCATTCGCCGCCCTCGCGATGCTCGAGCAGCATGTCTTCGACCTCGGCCTCATGGGCCGCGATGAACCGGCGGCGGGCGGCTTTCGGTGCGCGCGACCAGGTATCGCGCAGGGTCTTGAAGGCCGCTTCAACGGGGTCTTTCTCAGGCAAGGACCGACCATTGAGCGCGTAGGATCGGCGCGCCTCTGCGGCCGTCTTCACGGTGCCATCGGCAAGCGCTTCGACCACGTGATAACGCTCGGGCACGCTGCCGATCTTACCGATCTCCATCAGGTCTTTCAGCGTCACCGGGCGCGGAGCCTTGCGCAGAAGGGCCGTGTCCCTTGGGTCCAACCGGACACCCGCCGCGATCATCCGACGAACATGCCGATCAGACATGCCGAATTTCTCGGCCGTGGCGGCGGCGAACGATACGACGGACACGATGTCCGCCGTATTCCAGCGCTTGGCGATCAGCTCAGCGCCGATGGCCGCACGGGTCTCAGGATGAAGCCGCTCATAGACCTCTTTTCGGCGCGCCAAAAAGATCGCCGTGTCCAGCGGGCAAAGCTCCGCTCCAGCCAGGTTGTCGTCGATCTCCATCAGCTGGGCCCAGTCGTCCGAGCAGGTCCAGACCTTGGCCGGGATTACGGTCCAGCCCAGCCGCCTGGCAGCCTCGAGCCGATGCGCCCCCGCCATCAGGACCAGCTTTCCGTCCTTGTGCTTCACCTTGCGGACGTGGATCGCATCCTTCATGACGCCCAACTCTCCGATCGACGCAATCAGCGCCGCGACCCCGGCCTCCGAGACGGGGCGAAGGCGGGTCCCAGTCTCGATCTCCGCGACCGGCACTTCGGTCATGGTGGTCAGCAGGTCAGCCATTCGTCGGTTCCTTGGTCATCGTGTAAAAGAAGCGCCGCTGCCCGTCGGGCATCGCCTGCTGTCGGCACTCGATCTCAGCACCGTGGGATCGAAGCTCCGACACGCAGGCATTCACGGCCATCACCCGCGCCTTGCGGACGATGTCGCGGGTCGTGTGCGGCTTGCCGTCACGCAGCAGTTTCAGCACCCGCTGCAGCCTTGGTGACGTGAGGCGGGCCGCGCGAATGCTCATCCGGGCTGCCCGCCATAGGTGGCCAGAAGAAAGGCCTTGATCTCGGCGATGGCATCGCTGCGCGTGGCAAGGTCGGCATAGGCCTGCACCGCGCGATCCAGCTGCTCTTCGAGCATATCCTTCAGCCGTTCGCTGGACGGGTCGGCCTGGAGCATGCTCAGCATCGCCACGATGCCCATCATTGCATCATCCCACTCTGCGAAGGCGGATATCGGGGTGGGCATCATGACAGCGCCCCCGCGATCCAGACCAGGCCGACCAGGATGAAGCCCAGGGCCAAGGCCCCAATCACAGCGCCCAGCAGGCTGTCCTCTATCCGCTGCAAAATATGGATGCTTGCGATACCGGAAGCAGATTTTGACTTGGACACGTTAGCCGACGAGGATTGGGCCGAGATCATGACCGATCTCCTTTCCCGCCTTGGCCCGGCGCTCGAAAGCGAAACCGTCCTTGAATGGGCCCACGCAGTGTCAGATGACTGGCGGCACGCTGTTGCCGTTCAGCTTGATCGGCTGCTCCGTGCGACAGATCATGCCGCGCGATGCGTTGACCAAGACGGATCAGCCACTGGCCTGCTGCTCCCGATAAGCTTTGCAGAGCGCGTGTCGTACCTCGTGGGATCTGGACAGGTCCCGATGGTTTGGCTGCGGAGGGTCGACGCCCTTCAATTCTAACGCTGTTGCCCATCAGCCGACCCGCCGAGTTTCGCGGGTCTTGAGGCGCGCGTCACGAGCCTGGGCGCGCCGCCACAGTTCGTGTTGCGTCTCGTGCGCCATTGTCTCGAGGCGGCGGAGCGGCAATATGCAGTGCTCGTCCTCAATGTTGCGGGTCATTTCGATGGCCAGGGCCACGCGCTGCGCATCGCTCAGCGCCATGCTGAGGTCATGAACGGCCTTGACCAGGTTCGGGATGTTTTCGCCCATCAGCGAGACTCCTTTGATGTGGGATTGGGTGAGAGAGTGTCGGGCGCGGCTGAGGTCGCGACGGCATCCAGCCGCGCCCAGTACCGCTGAATCGAGCTGAGCGATGGCACACGCTGACCGAACCGCGCGACCGCTGCAGCCCGTGCATCCGCAATGGTCATCTGGCGATGCGCCGCCGTCAGGAAGTCCCTGATCTCGACGTTGAACCACCAGTCTGGAGCCCGATTGGTCGGAAAGAGCTTGAGCCGCCGCGTGTCGACGGTGGGCAGGGCGGGGATGCCGAGCTCAGGGCAAATCCAGAGCGCCAACCGGCGCCGAAGGCTGCGAAGCCGCATCATGCGACCCTCGCTTTCTTCGCGGCGGACCTTGAAGGGCGCGCGACTTCGTTCGGCCATTCCAAGTCCGTCGGCCAGTTCTCGTCGAACCAGCTCATCACCATGCCATAGGTGCGGAAATTGCATCCCAAGCCAGACCGGAGCCGAGAAAAGAGGCGGGCATGGCTGCCAGCCCACTTTGCAATGGTGGCTTCTTCACGCTCAACGTGCGCGGCGAAGCGTTCAACTAGTGTTATGAGTGGATCGGGTGTCATACACACACTTAGTGCATATAAGCACTAGGTAGTCAATGCAGATATGCACCAACCAAAGGACAGGTTTCCCCTACCTTGTGCGTATCTGTCGCACGGTGTATTTTTACACCATGCTGACGCCCGAGAAGATTTACGAGGTCCTCGAGAATCGGCGCTTGGAGCTGGGACTTACCCAGTCACAAGTGAGCGCAAAGGCATTCGGGCGTGCAGACAGCTCGGCATTTCAGGGGATCAGACGCGGTGCATCTCCATCAGTCCAGAAGCTCGAGGCTTTGGCTAAGGCGCTCGGCCTAGAGTTCAGGTTTGGTTCGATTCCAGAACAGAATGAGCACGTGACAACTACATTTGTGGATGGCAGCCATTTCTCTGCTCTGCCCCTATACGGCGTTGAAGCGTCGGCTGGTCCGGGTGCTGAAAACAGCAATGCAGAAGTTGTCGAGATGCTGGCGTTTCGACAAGAGTGGCTGGACCGTCTTGGCGTCAAGGCGTCGAAAGCATGTCTCCTGAAGATCAGGGGAGACAGTATGGCACCGCTATTGCAGCACGGTGACCTCGCGTTGATCGATCGAAGTAGAACAGAAATCATAAATGGCCGAACATACGCCTTCGTCGATATTGACGGGCAAACGCGGTTAAAGCGGTTAGAAAAAATTGATACCACGATGCTAATTCTTAGATCGGACAATCCAGATCACCTTACTGAAGTAAGAAAAAGTCAGGACATGAACCGCCTTCAGATGATCGGTGAGGTTGTCTGGTCGGGGCATACTTGGCGATAACGAATTGTTCCCTTTGGAGTTGCTACAAAATGAAGTTATTGACCCTCGCAACTAGCGCACTCATCAGCTTGGTTTTTTCGGCCTCGCCGTCCCTCTCCGAGTCTCAGTTCACCGAAGTTTGCCGGCAAGAAGGCGAGTTTGTCAGAATCACGATGACGCACCGGCAAACTGGCGCCATGTCCCAGGACGACGCGCTGGAGCAGATCGGCTTCTTGCCGCAGTTTGAGCTGATGGTCAGTGATGCCTACGCGGCACCTGTCGAAAGCCTGACAACTGCAAAGGCGGAAGTTGTGGTGGCCTTCCAGGAGAGCTGGATCGAGCAGTGCCTTGCCCGTTTCCAGCGCTGATGATCTCACGCCCGCGGCGCAGGCGGCTCAGAAATCCGTTCCCAGTTCCACCAGACCTTGTTTACCGCCCGATAAGGCTATGCCATTGAAAATTGATACTTATTCGCGAAGTGGGAACGACTTTGCGAACTGGGAAGCTCCGTTCCCAGTTCCTGAGGTCGAAAAGCTGTCGTGATGCACTCCAACGACACCCTTGAACGACCGATTAAACGTGGTTTGAAGGGCACTTAGCCAGTACCGCCATCAAGTCCCGCCGGCCTGCGCTCAAGACCCATCAGGACGCTCCAGGAGCCCACTTTCGTGGTCACTGCAGAACTAGACGGGCAGGGCGGTCACTGCCGCGTCGCCGATCTGCGTCCCTCGCAACGTCCTGCAAACCCTAGCCTTTTTCGCAGGCTCCCGGCTTTTCGCGGCTGTTCCCACAATTCACCGCCCACTGCAGGTTTCACTGTCAACTAACAGTCGCTCTGGTGGCTGACGCCCGACGGTGCGACGCTTTTGCCGGTGCTCCTGAT